CCGCTTGGAAAAGTTGCTTTCCAACTTCGCCGATACCAACGACTACCACGCAAGCCCGAAAATCTTTACTACGGGTACTATTTTGGGTTGGGCCAAGAAGGGCGAAAGCGGGGCCGTTATCGAGGGAGAAGAAGGGGCGACCGCGCAATATCTAAGCTGGGCACAAGCTCCCGAAAGCGTGAAATTAGAGATAGAAACCCTTTTGCGTATGATTTATACCATTACGCAAACGCCGGATATTGCTTTCGATTCAGTAAAGGGTATCGGGGCTGTTTCGGGTGTCGCCTTGAAACTTTTGTTTATGGACGCGCACCTAAAAGTACAGGACAAATGCGAGGTGTTCGACGATTATTTGCAGCGTCGATTAAGCGTAATACAGGCGTTTTTAGCACAAATGAACGCCAAGGATAAGGCTTTTGTAGACGCTTGCGGTAGCCTTATTATCGAACCCGAAATAGTCCCGTTTATGATTGAGGACGAAGCGGCGAACGTAAACCTTCTTCTTTCGGCCACCGGTCAGAAGGCTATTTGTTCGCGGAAGACAGCCGTACAACAGTTGGGCTGGGTAAACGACACGGACGCAGAGATAGAGCAGATAGAAGCCGAAGAAAGCGCGGCTTCCTATTCGTCTATTTACGAACCCACCGTATAGCTACTAACCAAGTATCTAACTAAGTTACTAACTAAGATATGGGTAACATAGTAGCAAAATTCGACATAGATAAGCTATTTGCAGGCGTTTACGAGGCGGTAGACATCATAACGGCCACCGTTGTAGACGCTATGCAAATGGCTTGTTTAGAGGTTACGCGGAACGCTAAGCTATTGAACACCTACAAAGACCGGACACACCTGCTGCGTTCGTCGATTGGCTTTGTTATCTACAATCACGGCGAAAAGGTAGCGGAAAGTTTTAGTTCTACCGGTGGCGAGAAAGGGAGCGAAGGCGTAGAAGAAGGTAAGCGTATGGCAGCGCAAGCGGCCGCACAATACCCGAACGACATAGTAGCCGTTATCGTTGCCGCAGCCGATTATGCCCTATACGTCGAAAGTAAGGGGTACGACGTAATTAGCGGGCCTTGTAGTGAGTTAAACGGCATTTTAAGTAAGTATATACGAATTGCAATAGAAGAACTTAGGGCGTAATGGATAAAAGGCAGGAAGTTATACGATATATAGCGAGCGTAGAAAAGCAGCTTTACGCCCTGTTCGGCGATACCTACCACGCGGCCCTAAAACTTACCGAGGTTAGGAAAGCGATAGAATCGGGGGCTACCTTCTCTTGGAAGGGGAACCCGGCCGCCGAACGTAAGTTAGACCGGTACCTAAAAGACCTTAGCAGTAAAACAGCCCTTATTACTAAGAACGGTATTATAGGAAGTTGGGACAAAGGAGAAGCACGGGTAAAGGAACATGCGTTAGAAGTATTCGGGAAGACTTCGGCACAGCGGAAAGAAACTACCGACATTTGCGAACAGGCAGTAAAGGCACACCGGGCCAAAGGTGCGACGGGACACGCTTACGCCAATGCCGACCGCGAGGGCATGAACCTATCTACCCGCGTTTGGAATTTGACGGCAAAGGCGAAACAAGAACTTGAAATTATCATACAAAACGGCATACTTGAAGGGAAAAGCCCGGAAGAAGTAAGCCGTAGCCTTCGCGGTTACTTGAACAACCCCGACGCGCTTTATAGACGGGTGCGCAACAAAGAAACCGGGGAACTTGAATTAAGCCAAGCGGCAAAGAAATACCACCCCGGCCAAGGCGTATATAGGTCGGCGTACAAAAACGCCCGCCGTCTTGCAGTTACCGAAATGAACGCGGCCTACCGTCGTGCAGAGTGGGAAAGCTACCAAAATAACCCCCTTATTATCGGGTACGAAATTCGGTTGAGCAATAACCATACGGTAGTAATTAACGGTAAATTACGAACCTTATACGATATTTGCGACGTATTAGCCGGTCGATACCCTAAAACTTTCCTTTGGACGGGTTGGCATCCGCATTGCCGTTGCGAAATGGTGCCTATCTTTATTTCGGAAAGCGATTTTAGGGAACGAATAAGGGCACGTAAGGCCGGAAAGTTGAAGGATTGGAAACCGAACCCCCAGCGCACCGTAACGCAGGTTCCGAAAGCCTTGACCGATTGGATAGCCAAAAACGAGGAACGCTCGAAAGGTTGGAAGACCTTACCGTACTTTGTTCGGGATAACCGTAAAAGTATAGGCACATTGCCGGTAAACACCTACACCGCCGAAGAACGGAAGTTTACGAGAGCAAGAAGCACAGCCGAAGCAATGGAACGGGCAACGCAATTGCTTAGTACGCTTTACCCGGATATTCAGAATACAGAACTTGCGGCCCTTCATCACTACACCCAGCAAGGCGGGAACTACCGGCAGCTTAATAAGCAGTTGGATAAAGGCACCCTTACCGACTTTAACAAGGCTTCGGCTTCCCTTATGGCTAAGGCGTTGGAAGGATTGCCGAAGTATCGGGGAACCGTCTACCGGGGCGCGATTATGAAGCGGAAGGATTACGAACGCCTTTACGCTGGCAGGGACGAAATAAAACACGCTATTTTCACTTCATCGACAAAAACGCCGGCGGTTGCTTACCGGTTTGCCAACTATCGGGTTTTGAAGAAGACGGAAGTAAGGGTACTTTTTGAAATTCAGAGCAAAAACGGCCGCGACATATCCGACATTTCGGAATTTAACGGTAAATTTGCTCCCGAAGACCAGCGGGAAGTATTATTTACTAACGGCACCCGGTTTAAGATAGTGAAGCACGAAATTTCCGGGCAAGAAGTTCGCATAACACTTGTAGAGCTATGACAGAAGTAAAAGAAATAGATAAATGGCCCGATAACGATAAATGGGCGAAGGCCCGTAAGGATTGGGACGCAATGCCGAAGGACGAAAAAGAAGCGTACCGGCGGGAACACGCGGCCGCTATTGACCGCTGGGAAGCAGAAACCGACGCTATGGCGGAAGACGACGATACAGAAGAAAAGAAGAAGGAGTAGCACCGCGCTACTCCTTCCTTATTTTTCCCGAATTTTGATTTTGTGGCCTTCAATTCCGCAGGGATATAGACCGGTACCCGACAAAGGAGATAAACGGAAATAGGGCCGTTTCTGACCGGCTATTGTTTTACGAAAATGTACGGTAGCGACAAATCGGGGTCGTGAAGGTGCATTTTCGTATCGCTTTTTATTGAAAGCGTGAATTTCCTATATAGTTTCTTTGTAGAAGTCCGGTATAAGCGTAGTTCATCGGCCGTGTTCGATACCCAATAATAACACGGTACATCTTCGTAACCTTCGCTATGGTAAACCAATTCGCCAAAGGCCGAGAATAACAGCCGTTCGCCTTCGATAAAGTCGTTTTCGTAGATTTCTACGGGCTTATTGTTTTGGGTTCCGAATATGATTTTATCCGGGTCGGGTTGCAATTCGGCACCGGGATAACTCCCAAGGTTGGAAAATTGTGTATCGGCCCAAGTTCCATTAAACACGGATAAGGCTTTTTCTTGTTGTTCGGTATAGTTTCTTCCGGGGTCTTCATCTTTGGAACACCCTACCAACAGAAAGAGCGCACATAACAGGCAAAAGTGTTTCATAAGATACTTAGTTAAACAGTTCGTAAAATTCATTCCCGGATTTCATTTGCTTGATATTTTCCGGTAATTGCTCGCCTATCTTTGAAAGGTCGTTTGTAAGCCTTTCTTTCAACTTCAAAAAATCCGCGTCTATGTTTTTCGTTATTTGGTCGTAGTTGTTTTCCGACTTATCCAACCCCGAATAATTGAGTTCGGAAATACTATCGTAGAAACGATTTAATAACATTTCTTTTGCTTTCTCTTTGCTTCCCGAAGCAAGTAATTTGCGTATTTCAAAGTTAAAGTTAGACTTATTCGAATATCCGCAATTTTCGCGCAGTTTCTTAACGTCATTCGTCATTATCCATAACTTGAAGAATAGGATAATTTGCAGGAAGGCAGCCGCAAGTGTTAGTAGGGCTAATAGTTCTTCTATTTGCATAGTCGTAAAATTTGCGCCCCAAGAACCCGAACAGGCAATTACTAAACGAAGAAAGCGTGGGCCTTATCGGTTTACAAGTTTGAGGCATCGCCAAACGCCCACCATAGAATAAACCATAACCCACGCTTAGCGATATATCGGAAATGGATATACAGCCAGCGAGCGTTAATAGGTTCGTCTATGGTTCGTTAATTGGCGATTTTCAAACTTAGATACCTATACGCTTCCGTACACGTTCCCGGATTTCTCCCCGGAAACGTTGCAAATATACTGCAAAAACACTAAACAACACTATTTTACGGCGAAAAATCGAGCAAGGAGCAAGGCAGGAGCTACCCCAGCCCCTACGCAGGAGCAGGCCAGCACCAGCCCAGCGGCAGGCTTGGGGCTATGGTACTTCGGAATCAAATAGTTACGCTTATTTCGTTACTTAATGTGTTGTAGTACAATAATTTGCGATTTTTCAAAATTTGAGAGTAAGCCCCAGCCCAGCCCCTAACCAGCCCCAAGGCAGCCCCACAATTTCGCGCGGAACATTCGGCGCAATTTTCATTTTTACAAAATCAATAAATAACTATATATCAATAAATAACGCGCACACAAGCGAGGGGCTGGCCAGCCCTTGGGCAGCCCCAAGCGTGCCCCTTCTTAGGGGCACTGGATAAATATAAAGAAAAAGAATATTTCTTTATAGGGGGTATGGGGGGAACCTTTCTTTACGAACATACCCCGGAAGCTACTACCAACATTTCGGAATAGCTTGCAACATTACTTGCAACATTAACTACCAACATTACCGGAATGATGATAGTAACCGCCGCTATGTTGATAGTTCAACCGGGGGGAATAATGCGAGTAACACAAGGGTAACAAAATCCCCGTTTTTCTACTTATTCGAGAAGGGCCGGATAACGGACGAAGTAAGAATACCCGTTTTTGCCCTTTCTCGTGCCCGCTGTTCGACTTTATGCGGTTGGCTGGTGTATTTCCTTGTTTGGAGAATAAAACGCGCTAAAATCGCCTTCTTTTGCCATTCCTTACGCTTCATTGCCATTTGTTCGCAAAATCACTTACTCAGTAACAGCCGAACAAGAAGCGGCCCAGCCCTTACGGTTGAATTGTTGAAACGAGTGTAGAGAACTTGCAACGCTATACAAATATTCGTATTACTATAATACGTTTCTTTGTCGCAGGTTTAATTAAATCCCAAAAATCAAAATGGAACTAAACGAAATTGTAGCACTACTTGAAACGCTGTTTCCGGGCGTGCGAAAAGACGGGCTTAACCAGCTTGCGCGAGTTATCGCCATGCAAGTTAATACCAAGGAAGAAGCTACCGGTATCGTAGGTAAACTTACCGCCGAAGCCGTAGCGAAGTTTGTAGCGGATTGGCGCAAAGACGCGGACGCGGAAATAGACAAAGCGAACAAAACGCGCGAGGACAACCTGCGCAAGAAGTACGACTTTGTGGAAAAGAAACCGGAAGAAGGCGGTACCCCACCCGCACCGGCCGGAACCTTGGACGCCGCAACCGTGCAAACAATGATTACGAACGCCGTAAAGGAAGCTACTAAGGGCTTGCAGTCCGAAGTAATGAGCCTTCAAAGCGCGGCCGTAACCGCCAACCGCCGGGAAACGCTTGTTAAAGAGCTTGCCGACGTACCCGAAGCCTATAAAGCAAAGGTTCTTAAAGATTTCGACAGAGTAGCCAAACTTGGCGGCTTTGCCGACGAAAACGCCTTTAACGAGTATCTGACCGAAACCAAGAACGACGTAGCAGCCTTCGGCCAAGAGTTGGCAGACCGGGGCCTAAGCCTTCACGAAAAACCGGTACTTGGTTCCCCCAACAAGGACGGAGTAAGCGCGGGCGTAGAAAGCTACATACAGGCAAAGGCCGCCGAAGCCGAAAATAAAGGCTTGGGCGGTAAAGAGGTTTAACGCTTAAACACTTGTAAAATGCTTAGAATCGACAGGAAAAAGGATAACCGCGTTATTCGCGCGTTTACCCACAAGCTCGCCGATATTCCGAACGGTATTACCGTTTCAGCCGCCGACCTTACGCAGAAAGTTCTGCACGAAGGTACGCCGGTAGGAAAGGACGAAAACGGGCTTTACCATGTAGTGAAAGTAGCCGTTCTTGCGGACGACGCTACGAACTCCGCTACCACCTACACCGTAAAGAAGGGCCATAACTTCAAAGTCGGCGACGTGCTTATGCTGGCTTCCGGTAAAGCGGCTTACGCTATTACCGCTATCGCCACAAACAGCGGCGACGCGACCAAAGACGACCTTACGGTAGGTACAACCCTTGGAGTTGCCGCAAAAGCCGGCAATTCGCTTTACCTCGCAGCCAAGGCCGGGGCTTCGGGGGCAGCTTCCAAATACGCACCGGTAGCCCTTGTAGGCGAAAGCTACGACGTAGACGCGCTTAGCAACCATATCGTAAACGCCGTAACTATCGGGCAGATTCGGGAAAGCAATATCCCGCCTATCGGTGCCGAAGTGAAAGCCAAACTTACCGGTATTCAGTTTATCTAATTTAATCGGGAAAAGTTATGCAAAGGAGCTTAATGATTGGCATTACCGAAAGGGATATGCAGGCCGTAGTTAATACCTACGACCTTAAACCGTATTACTATCCTACCTTGTTCCCCTTGAAGGAGAACTACACGCTTACGTGGAAAGCCCTTGAAGCGCAGGTAGGGTTAAAGATTGCCGGCGACCTTGTAGCGCGTGGCGCAAGTATCAACAAGAAGACCCGCGAAGCTATTGCGCGTATTCAGGGCGATATTCCGAAAGTGGCTATTAAGCGCACCAAGGACGAAAACGAGCTTAACGAATACGACATTATGGTCGCCATGACTTCCGCGAACCCCGACCTTCGGGCGTTGGTAGAAGCGTGGGCCGAAGATACGCAGTACTGCTGGGACGGGGTGGCCGCCCGCTTGGAATGGATTGCGTTGCAGTCTATTTCGTTGGGTAAAGTAACGCTTACCAACGACAACAACAATAGCGTAATTACCGAATACGACGTAGATTATCAAATCGACGCAACGCAGAAGGTAGGATTTCAGACCGGCTCGGCCGCTTGGAACACCACCGGCGCAAAACCGTTTAGCAAGGACTTTAAGGCTATCGTAGCTAAGGCCAAGAAGAAGGGTATTAGCTTGAAGTACGCCTTTATGAACCTTGACACCTTCGCGCTTATGGTTCAGACCGAGGAAGTAACGAAACTTTCCGCTTCGTTCGCGGCTAACGCCTTGAACATCGCACAAACGCCGAGCTTGGAACAGGTAAACGCGGCTATGAAGGGTTTGGCGTACCTGCGCGGCTTGCAGGTCGTAGTTATCGACCAAGATATTACTATCGAGAAGGACGACGGAAGCCGTATTACCGGCAACCCGTTCGCCGATAACGTGGTAATGTTCAGCGAAAGCAAGGTACTCGGTTCAACCTATTGGAAGAAGCCGGCCGATATGAACCTTAAAGGTTCCGTAGCTATCAAAGCTATGAACGGCCACACTTGCGTAAAGAAGTATTCCACCGAGGAACCTATCGAAGAAGTTACCGTAGGAATTGCAAACGCTTTCCCGGCTTGGCTTTCTTCGGGTCGTTCCTTCCTTTTGGACACTTCTAACAGCACTTGGACACACTAACGAAGACGGGGCCGGCCGGCAACGGTCGCCCCTATTCTAACACCCGCTACCAATGACTTACAAAGAATGGATAACTAAAACGGTCGGCAGATTCCAGCTAACGGCGGACGACGTGGATTTGATACTTTGCAACCAAAGTAACCTTATCCCCGACCCGGACGCACCGGTAGACGTACGGAAGGCAAAAACGGCCATTTGCCGAGAGTTTACAACGCTTATCCCCCTTGCTAATATCGGGGAAGGCGGGTATTCCATTAGTTGGAATTGGGACGCTATCAAACTTTGGTATAACGCGGCTTGCGCCGAATTAGGCATTACGCCGGCCAGCAAGCCCAAAATTCGGAATAAAAGCAACGTATGGTAACGACTTCCTACCAATACCCGCAATACCTGTACGCCTTGCAGCACAACGGCGAAAGCGTCCAATTACCTAACGGTTCTTGGGAAACGCCCGCCGCCGCATGGGAGTTAAAAGCAGCTTGCCGAGAAGAAACCAACGGTAAAGGTTCGACAATTCAGACCGCCGACGGAGAAACCCGCGTATTCGCTTCGCTTATCCAGCTACCGAAAGGTACGGCCAAAATTCCCGAAGGCACGCAGGTAATTGTAACGCGGGAAGAAGTAGAAGTGAGCCAACTTGCGAATACCGATTTTGTCGAAGCGGCCAAAGCAACGGGCTTAGTTGTAGTAACCGGAACTTGTGAAAAGTTCGACCCCGGCCGGCTTCATTGCCGGTTATGGATTTAACACAAAGAGGTATGCAGAGTATAGAAACCGATGATATTCTTTTTGAGATTCTGAACGCTTCGGCCGAATTGAAAGCGGCCCTTAGCGGCGGAATATTCGTGCAGGGAGAACGGCCGGATAATTCCGGGAAGGAAGACGTAGTAATTAACAACCTATTCCTAAACCACGAAGTACCGCAAACCGGAACTTCAAACGTAAATATCCACGTCCCCGACAAAAAGGAAAGGATAGGCCGAACCGAACAATTTAAGGCGCATAGGGAGCGAATACGCGAACTAACGGCTATTGTTCTATCGGTTCTAAAATCGGCGAACATTACCGGGCTGACTATTCGGGTTTCTACGGAAGCCATAATTAAAGAACCGGGCATTAACGAGCATTACAACAACTTGCGGGTAGAATGGAATATACAACGAACTAATTAAAATTTACGACAATGGCAGCAAAGAAAACTTATACTATCGGTCTTTCCAAGATTGAGGTAGGAGCAATTGCCGAGGACGGCGGTATGGGCGAAACCTTGGACGTATTGGGTTATACCTACCAAGACACCTGCACGATGACGCAGGAAGACCCGGAAACAACCGACCACTACGCCGAAGAAGTGGACGACCCCGTAATAAGCATTAGCCGGGGCGGAAAAACGAACTTCAACTTTTCGATTATGAACCCTTCGGTTACGGTTCTTGCCGACCTTTTGGGCGGCGTAGGTACCCCCGGCACGGGTTCAACGCCGGATAAATGGGAAGCTCCGGATAAAATCCCCGTAGTCGAAAAGTCGGTACGCATTACCCCGGAACAGGGCCTTAAATTCGAGATTCCGCGCATGAAACTCGTAAGTAAGATTAACGCAACTTTCAGTAAAAGCGGTATTCTTCTTATCGAGGTCGCCGGTACCGTATTGCAGCCGACCAAAACGGGAACTAAGAAAATGACCGCTACGCTTATGACCCCGACAGACGTACAGGCATAACGCGGGGAAAATCCTTGTTCGAACCCGAAAGCCCCCCAAATGAAAGTTTCGGGGGGCTTTCTTAGTATAAAACGATATGAACGAAGATAACATAAGAGAAAAAACGGATTTTGAGTTAGAGCGCGAAGAACTTAACCTTTTGGTAAAGCAGGGTATAAAGTTCAGCGTTACGCACAAAGTTCGCCGACGTAAAAAAGGCGTTAAAGGGTTCTTTCAACGCCCCGAAGTAGTTACGGTAAAAGAGGATTTCGAAATACAGGAACCTACGCTTTCGGTTCTTGACAGGCTTAGCGCGATATGGGTAGAAATGGTGGTAAACGAAGACCGACTTACGGCCGGCGGAACGGAAACCTTGGCGGAAGCTAAACGGATAGCCAAAGATAACGCCGCACGTATGGCCCGAATAATCGCTATTGCCGTATTGGGCGAAGATTACCACGTTACCGAAGTTTGCGCGGGTGGAAGGGTAAAAAAATACAACGACGATAAGGAGTTAGACCGGCTTACGGCCCTTTTCTTCCACACTATTAAACCTTCCAAATTGGTAGGGCTTTCCGAAGCCATAACCAGCGTAAGCAACTTAGGGGATTTTATAAACTCTATGCGATTGCAGAGCGGCGCAAGGACGACCCAACCGAGGACGGAGCGCATAGAGTAACCGGGCTTAATAGTCCTTACGGCCGCCGGGGTTCGATTTGCGCCCACCTTGGCTGGACTTGGGATTACTTACATCACGGCGTAGCTTGGGCCGTTGTTCAACGGTTGTTAATCGACGCGCCGCGCATGGCCGACGACGAAGACGGCAATACAGCGGGCAACACGACAACCAAGATAACCAGCGAGAACGCCGAAAGTATTTTACAACAAATAAATAGCATTATCCGATGAATATAAAAGGCGGTGCCTTGGAGTTCGATATAATTGCGAATAACGGGCAAATAAATAGCGCATTGGCCGAAACCAAAAGGCGCGTACAGGGTTTCACGGACGCAACCGTAGAAGGCGGCGACCGTATGGAAGCCGCGTACAGAGAAGCCGCCGCACAAATTGAAGCGGCGTTTAAGGATATAGACACTATGGCCGCAATCCATAGTAACGCAATCGCCGACCTTGAAAAAGAGTACGCCCGCTTGGGCGAAGCGGCCGGGGCCGCCTTTATGAAAGGCACCGCCAAGGGGGACGAAGAATATAGGGCATTAACGGCCAAACAACAGGCTATAAAAGACGAAATAGCCCAGCGGAAAGCACTTTTGCAGGAAGTGGCGAACACGGCGGACGCTTTACAGAAAGAAGAACAAACCTTAAACGAGAATAAGGCCAAGGTAGAGCAAAACGCGAAGGCGAAAGGCATGTTACGAACGCAAGTTATGAACCTTAAAAATTCACTTGCGGAAATGGAACAGAACGGGAAGCGTAATACGGACGAATACCGGGCTATGCAGGCGGAATTAGGCCGTTTGGCGGACGCTATGGCCGACGCAAATACGCAGGCTAAAATTATGTCCGACGACTACCAAAATATGAATACCGTATTAGAGGTAATGGGCGGTATAAGCGGGGCTTTTTCGGCCGCGCAGGGTGCGGTAGGACTGTTTGCCGGGGAAAATGAAAACTTGCAAAAGATTATGGTTAAAGTTCAGTCCCTTATGTCTATAACCATAGGCTTACAGCAGGTAGCCAACACCTTAAACAAGGATTCATATACCCAGCTTGTATTAGTTCGCAAGGCGAAAGAATTACTTACCGTAGCGGAAATGAAGTTTGCTACGGCTTTGGGTATTTCCAACGTAGCGGCAAAGGCGTTAATGGCGACCTTAACCCTTGGCCTTTCAGTAGTGATTACCGCTGCGATAGCCTTAATTTCCAAATTCATATCCAAGAATCGGGAAGCAAAGAAGGCGCAAGAAGAATTTAATAACAAAGTGGTAGAAGCTGCCGCCGAACCGGTTACAGCAATTACCGAGCTTTCCACCGCATGGAACCGGCTGGGTAACGATATGGCCGCTAAAAACAAGTTTATCGAAGACAATAAAGACCGCTTCGAGGACTTGGGATTTTCCATTAAGACGGTTAAAGAAGCGGAAGACTTGTTAGTAGCTAATAAGTCGAAGTTTATAGAAGCCTGCTTAGAACGGGCCAAAGCGTTAGCCGTACAGGAATTGGCCGTAGAGAAATACAAGGAAGTATTAAAAGCCCAGCAGGAATTAGAAGCTACTCCGAAAGCGTATGTATCGAAGAAGGGAACATATAAGGACGGTTACGGCGTAGAGCGTAAAGGCGTTATAATTGAAAAATCCCGCGATTGGAAAAAGGCCGAAGATGCCGTAGCGAAAGCGGAACGGGAATATAACGCCTTGATAAACCAGCAAGTAGAATTTACCGCAAAAGAACGCGAAATTTTGGATTCTATCGGGGGCGGTGCGGATAAAGTGGCGGAAGGCAGTATAGAAGCTCTGGAAAAGACTATTTCAAAGTTGCGTGCAAAGTATAAGGAAGCTACCACCGATAAGGAGCGGGCCGAGTTATTGGCGAAAATCAAAGAACAGGAAGCGTTACTTAAAAAAATGGATTTATCCGGCACGTCTTCTAAGACTACGCAAAAAGACCCGTTTACGGAACAATTGGAAGCCCGGAAAAAGAAATATACGGAGTATTACAATTGGGTAAATTCCAAAGACGAAGTAGTACGCAATGCCGCAAAAGCCGAGTTCGCCGGGTTGCTGAAAGAAGGAAGTAGCTATTTGGATTATTTACAGAAGCAGCGCGACCAGCTTATTAAGGCTATCGGAAGCGGAACGGCCACAAAGACACAAGCCGAAGAATTGCAGAAGCTAAATAACGCCATAGCCAACGAAACGAAGGAAACCGTTTTAGCCGGATTCGAAAAGGAGCTTAAAGAACAACTTTCCGGGGCACGTTCCATTTTGGAAATGGTTAATATCTTGGAAGAAAAGCGTAAGGCTTTGACCGGGGACGGTTCCGACCTTGACAAAGGTAAAAGCGACATTATTAAGAAGCAGCAGGAAGACGTAGAGCAAAAGGCCAAAGACCGGACAAAAGCCCTATTATCCGAATATGCGGACTATTTGGGTAAGAAGATAACCTTTGAAGCCAACTACGCCGAAAATAGCCGCCTTCTTAACGAGCAATTGGCGAAGGCCAAGACGGACGACGAACGCCGTATAGCCTTGGAAGCCTTGGCGAATTTGGAGAAAGAGCGCAAAAAATACGCAAAAAGTTCGGGGAACGAAGACTACGACGCATTGGTAGAGGAATACAAAACATATCAGCAAAAATGCGCCGATATTTCCGCGCAATACGACGAAAAAATAGCATTGGCAACCCAGCAGAATAACGAAGAATTAGTAGCGAAATTGCAGGAAGCCAAGAATAAGGCCCTTTCGTCGGCTGCATTGCAGGAATTGCAGGATAGCGGGGCTTGGGAACAACTTTTCGGGAACCTCGACGACCTTACTACGGCGCAAATACAGGCCCTTATAGCCAAAATCGAAGCGCAAAAGGCCCAATTAGGCGTAGAACTCGACCCGAAAGACTTAGACGTAGTTTTAAGCAAACTACGGGAAGCCAAGGACGAAGTACAGACCCGCAACCCGTTTAAGGCCCTTTCTACGGCTTTGAAGGACTATAAGAAGGACGCAAGCAAAGCGAACCTATCCGAAGTATTCAAAAGTGTAGGGGCTACGGCCGATTTGGTAAAGGGTTCGTTCGACGCGGTTACGGGTGCGCTTTCGAATATGGGACTTGCCGGCGACGAAGTAACCCAGCAGCTTTTAGGCGACATCGGCGAAATGATAGGTTCCGCCGGGCAGTTGGCTACCGGTATCGCAACCGGCAACCCGCTGGGGATTATACAGGGTAGTATCGGCCTTATTTCTTCCGCGTTCGAAGTGTTCAACTTCCGCGACCGTAAGGCCGAACGAGCCATTAAGAAACACGCTGCTGCCGTCGAAGAATTGGAACGCGCCTACAAAGCACTTGAACACGACGTAGATAATGCGTTAGGCGAATCGGTTTACGATAACCAAAAGGCCCTTATTAACAATATGCGCGAACAACAAGCGCACTTGCGGGCTATGTGGGAAGCGGAAGAAAGCAAGAAAAAAACCGATAGTGGTAAGGTAAACCAATATAAGGAGCAGTACGAAGAATTAGGCCGCCAAATCGAAGACACCATAGCCGAAATTACGGAAAGCGTAACGCAGACTTCGGCAAAGGACTTGGCTACGCAATTGTCCGACGCGATAGCCGAAGCCTACTCCGACGGCTTCAACAGCGACAAAGTAAAAAGCGCGATTGAAAAGGTTACGAACCAAGTATTAGGTAATGCCGTAAAGAACGCCTTAAAGAAACAATTTCTTGAACAGCAGCTACAAAGTGCCGTAAAGCAGTTGCAGCGCGATATGGGTTTCGATGAAGAAGGCGGCGGTTCCTTCGACGGCTTGACCCCGGAAGAACAACAGCGGTTTAAGGATAGGGTAAACTCGATAGCCCAAGGGTACGCCGAAGCCTTGAAGTTGTACGAAGACCTGTTTAAGGATTTGGACGATACGGGCGACCCCACTACGAGCCTATCGGGTGCGATTAAAGGAGCCAGCCAAGAGAGTATAGACCTATTGGCCGGGCAAACGAACGCCGTGCGTGTAAACCAAGTACAACAAATAGAGGTTTTGCGCCAGCAGCTTATACACCTTGCCAACATCGACGGCAAGCTAAGCGTATCGAACCGGTACCTTGAACAGATAGAAAAAAACACTTCGGGAAGCGCGTCCGACCCGTTACGGGCGCAAGGAATAACTATGTAATGATATGAAAGTAAATAAACAATTGGCCCGCGACGCCAAAAAGAAAGGTATTTGCGAAGAATGGTACGACCGCCTTATAGATACCAAGGAGAAAGACAAACTTATAAAAATGTACCTTGAAGGTATCGACTTCTGCCTAAGCAACGAGTACCCCAGCAATGAATTTATACGCCGGCACTTCGTAGGCACTTGCGAAGCCTACGGCGTATTCCTCGACCGAGCTATTACGGCCGGAAACTTCCGGCACGTAGTAGCCCTTGGGCATTGCGAGGGTACAGCCACTTACGACGGTTGGAACGTCGGGCAGGTATTCGTAAAGCACCAAAGCCGGTTAAAGGTTCTTGCTACCGGTAATTCCTTCGTCATGGTAGACGTATTCGACGATACCACCGTAGAGGTAGAAGCGCGGGATAACGCGAAGATTTGCGTAAACCACTACGGCGGGAACTTGACGACCACCACCGGCGACGGCGAAGGACACGCGACAATAAAAGTTATTCGTAAAACGACTAAAACGTATTGATATGGCAGACGAAAGTAACATTATCCTAAATATGCCTTTCGATGAAGCGGCCGGTTCTACCGTTGCCTACGATTACAGCAAGACACGGGCGGACGGTACGGTAGTAGAAGCGGACTTTACCGGCGGAAAGCAAGGCAATTGTATAAAGTTCGACGGTAACGGGCATTGCGATATAGACAAAAACGTAATTCCCCTTACCGGAAACTTTACCCTTCTTGCTTGGTTGAAGCGTTCGGCCTTCCCGGACGGTTTTACAGGCAAGCGTATCGGATTTTTCGCACGGTGGGAAGCGTTGGAAGGTTATACGGAAGCGTGGTTTAACCTTGCGGCCGATACTTGGGGCTATTGGGTTATCGTCAAAGAGGGCCTAACAATCCGCATTTACCTTGACACCGCATTAGTGCAGACCATTACGCTACCGGCCCAGCCTACCGGTTTCGCTATCCTGCAAGACATTTATACGACCGCCAACGGTTACGGTTGTATCGACGAATTGAAGGTATATAATACCGCTTTAACGCAGGCGGAAATTACCGATAGTATCGCTACGGTGGCGCAATTGGCTTACAGCATAGACGGAACCGATTTTAAGGCTTGGGATATTTATGTAAGCGAAAGTAGCGGCCTTCTTGACCGGCCCAAGATGAAAGCCCCGGTTTCCGTCGATTGGCCGGATTATCACGGGGAGATAGTAGACCTTGAAAACAAGATACTGCAACCCCGCGAAATAACCCTTAATTGCTTTATGAAAGCGAACGGGAAGGTAGACTTTGTTACGAAGCTAAACGACTTCTTGGACGTATTCAGCCGGCCCAACACCCAGCGGCTTATGGTAGATATACACCCTACAAAACCGTTGCTTTACGAAGTCTATAACGAAAACGGGGTAGCTATTAACAAGCGTTGGCGCGACGACCTTATGGTAGGAATCTTTACCTTGAAGTTGAAGGAACCCGACCCGGTAAAGCGTATCGTACGGCACCATCGTTTAAGCAATGACACGAAGACGCTAACGATTACCCTAACCAGCGCGAAAGCGGTTACTATCTTTTGGGGCGACGGAACCCAAACGAACGACGTTTACGGAACCGACGTAACAACCAGCCACGAATATACGACCGACGGAATTTTTTACGCCATTGTCGCTGGCGTTATCGAAGAAATAGAAAGTTTCACTACTAACGGTATTATCGTATGGAACAAATTATAGTAAGACACCCGGACGGGACTACGGCCCTTTTGACCTCACGGGCGCGTAAATCCGGCGTTACCAAGGCCGAACAGAGTATTACGCTGTTGGGGGCCGATACGGTGGCGATAACCGTTAAAAGTGCCACGCCCTTAACCTTCCATTTGGGCGACCAAATAGACGTTTACGGGAAGACCTATACCCTTAACCAGCTTCCGGGAATTAAGAAGACCGGAAACCGGAACTTCGAATATACCCTTACCTTCGAAGGGGTGCAGTACGAGTTAATCGACGCGCAATTTTTGTTACCGGACGATACCGTATTAGACAGCTTTACGGGCGATTTGGAAGACTTCTTAGGTATTCTTATCGGGAACCTTACCCGCGTATATCCGGGTAAATGGGTGTTAGGCGTTTTCCCGGCCGATACGGAGTTTAAGACGCTAACCTATACGGAAAAGAATTGTTTGGAAGTGTTGCAAGACCTTTGCGAGCAATACAGCACCGAATTTGAGATTACCCAAGCTAACGGCGTTCGTACGCTCAATATCAAAACGGCCGGGGTAAACTTCCCCTATACCTTCCGGTACGGGCGTACCGGCGGGCTTTACGAATTGACGCGCCAAAACATCAATTCCAAGAATGTAGTTACCCGGCTATACGTCTATGGCGGTAGTAGCAACCTTGGGGACAAATACCGTTATACCCGCCTTTGTCTTCCGGGCAAGGCTAAGAACGCTTCCTACATCGAAGACGCGGCCGCTATTGCGGCTTACGGGTTGAAGGAGAATACAAAGATATTCGACGACATCAAACCCGAACGCTACGGCGAAGTAACCGCCGCCGGAAGCGCGTATTATGCCTTTAAGGACGCTACTATGAACTTCGACCTTAACGAAAAGGATAGCGCGGGTAATACAAAGTGGCTTATAGACGGAGTGAACGCAAAGGTAAAGTTCACTACCGGGAACTTGGCCGGCTATGAATTTGACGTACACAAGTACGACCACGCGACGAAGGAAATACAGGTAGTACCGTTCACGGACGAAAACGGCATGAAGTTCCCCAGCGAAACAAGTGCGGCGTTTCAGTTCGGCGTAGGCGATAAGTATTTCTTCACGGATATAAATTTGCCGGACGCTTACAAGACCGACGCAGAAAACGAACTGCTTGCGGAAGGTAACAAGGCAATAACCGAATACAGCCAGCCGCAAGTACAATACGGGTTAAGTATCGACGAAAATTTTATACGTCAGTTCGCCGGCGAATTGACCGTAGTAAACCTTTTCGCCGTCGGCGATTATATCCCGGTGGAAGATGAAGACATAGGCGTAAACAAATCGGTACGAATTACAGCCTTTACGCGCGATTTGTTGCGGGAATACAAGTATAATATAACCTTGGGCGACAGCGTAACCAAAACGACGATTACCCGCGTTATCGAAGACTTGCAGAAAATCGACAATATTATAGAGATAAACGACCTTGCCGACCCGTCGAAGGCCCGCCGCAATTGGAAAGCCAGCCAAGAGGTATTAGCTAACGTGTTCGACCCCGAAGGCCACTATTACAGCGAGAAGATAAGGCCGCTTTCGATTGAAACGACCATGTTAGCAACCGGCGCACGTTCCCAGCAGTTCGTATTACAGAATACCCGCTTTGAACCGAACTACGAAGGGAATCCCAATACGGTAAAGGTGGTAGGCGGTACGCTGGTTCACTACACGATAGCGGAAATCGTAAAAAGTTGGCAGCTAAATACTGCTACCTTTTCGAACCTTGTAAGCGGGACGGTGTACTATATATACGCCCGTTGCCAAAAGACCGGTACGGCCGGAAACATCGTTTTCGATACAGTACAGCGAAAGGTAGACAGCGACCCGACATATTACTATTTCCTGGTAGGAAGCCTAAGCAGCGCAATAACAGACACCGACGGAAAGCGGCCGGCGCGTCTTATTGCCCTTACTTATGGCGCAACGACCATTAACGGACGCTTCATTACAACGGGACGTATTCAGACGGGCGACGGGAATACATATATAGACCTTGATAATAACCAATTTAGGATAGGCAATGCAAATCGGGCGATAGAATACAACGTAAATAATTCAGGGGCCGTAAAAATAACGAACGCAACGGTAGAACTTAAAAACACCAGCGGGCAAACAATGGTTTATTTTAGCGGTACGGACGGTTCTGGGCAGCTTGCCAAAGGTAATATAACTTGGGATAAAGACGGCAATTTGAAAGCCAAGGGGGGAATATTTACAGACGTGAAAATTTCGGGTTCTTTGCGTAACCCGTTTACACAAGCAGCCGATTCCATAGACGTAGATTATAGCGATAATGTGGTACTATTTTCAAGTGGTGGAGGTTGGATAACTGCATATGGTATCCCTTGGGACTTGGGACAAAGCGGAAGACGTATTTGTTTGGTAAACTATCGTTGGGGAAGCACTATAAGTCAAGGGGGGGCAGGTATTAGCGCGCCGAGCGGAAAATATTTTTTCGAAGATGGTATATCAAAATCGGAATTACAAATTAGCCGCGAAGTTATAGAGTTAATGGGGTATGGCGATGATGAAACCTTTTTTGGGTGGATAGTTCTGCGCCGTGTCAATATGATGACAACCTCGCGGTACGGCCGAAATTTGAATGTATTGGCGCAAGGAGTTGTTTCCGGGTATTCTTCGGGGGCTTCTATTTCCTATAAATCATTTGACGACGGTAGTTTATCCGTTAGCAGATTGGGCGAAGGTAGATATAGGGTAAATGTACCTTCTAATTGGGGATTGATAGCAGGAAGCTATATAGTTATGGCAACAGGAAAGGGCTATTCCGCCGGTAGTTCAACTGCCCCTATAAAAGCTACCGTAGTAAATTTGCAATCTACTTATTTCGAAGTAGATACAAGCGACGACGAAAGCCGTAACGATGGTTCATTTATATTTCAAATAACAAATTTGAACGATTGGTTATAAATTGAGTTTTTAATATTTTACCAACAAGCGTATTATTATAATACGCAATTGGGTATTTTTGTGTAACTTAAAAAATAGGAGAAATGAGTACAACGAGAGGGGGCGAAACGGTTTCCGCCCAAATTGGAAGAATTGGCCCCATTGAAGGGCTAAGTTCGGGTAACTTCAAATTAGAAGGTACGCCGTTCAATATTAAGAACGACAGAGAAACCGCCGTAGTTCTTGAAGTAAACCTTTGGGGAATGGAGCCGGGCGAGTTCGTAGCTACGCGCTTCGAAACGGGCTGGAACCCCGAAATAGTCCGCGAGATTAAGCAAACGAGTATTAACGCTACCCTTGTTTGGGGATACTAAATCTTATACGGCTATGGGTTTATTGATTGGAGTAGGAAACACGAAGCCGACGTTTCCCTACGATTACTACTACGGCATAGAATGGGATTCTACCGTAGCTTCTTCGGCTTGTACCCGGATAGGCCGGCCGGAGCTTCACGTTTCGCTGCCTATTCAAAGTAAAATGCGCCGTTGTATCTTGCGCGATAACGGAACGGTGGCTTACTACCTTCATGCGAACGACAGCACCAAGCGCGATACAGGAGCCGCCGCCAAACTTGACGGTACCGACGGGCAGGTAATGGTAGAAATTCCGGCCCACTACCGCAAGTTCGAAGTAGACGGTACTAAATTCCGTTGCCTTCTTTCCGAACACGCATTACCGGGGTTCCACTTGGTACCGCTTGCCTATCGTTCGGCTTACGAAGCTGCCGTAGACCGTACCGTATCGGCTACGCCGAAACTTGCAAGCGTCGTAAACACTTCTACGGCTTTCCGGGGCGGTAACAATAATTCTTCTTGGGACGGAACATATAGAAGCCTTTTAGGTATGCAGGCTACATCTATTAGCCTTACCAACTTTCGGAAGTATGCCCGAAACCGGGGGAATGCCGGCAAGAACGGGGCCGGTTGGAATTGCGACGTTTACGAGGTACAAAAATCTTGCTGGTGGCTTTATGCCGTCGAATACGCTAACTTTAATTGCCAACTTGCCTATAACGCGGAACCTACGAGCGAAGGATATAAGCAGGGCGGATTAAGCCAAGGCGTTACCAATATGAGCGATTGGAGCGGCTATAACAGTTATAACCCTATGGTTCCTTGCGGGGTTACTAATTCTTTGGGGAATAAAACCGGTGTAGTAAACTACACTTACAAGAAAAGCGACGACACCGACGGCCAAACCCTTAGCGTACCCAGCTACCGAGGTTTGGAAAATCCTTTCGGGCACGTTTGGAGTTGGACGGACGGCTGTAAGTGCAATATTCAGCCGGCCGCAAGCGGCGGACTAAGTGAGTTTTTCGTATGTACCGACCCGGCTAAGTACCAAGATAGCGACTATACCGACTACGAAAAGCGCGGCGAGTTACCCCGAAAGGAAGGCTACGTTAAAATTATGATGATTGGCGAGTACGGCGAGAATATGCCGGTAGAGGTAGGCGCAAGTTCTACTACTTACTTCGCCGATTACTTCTATACGAACGTAGTAAGCAATACCGGACAAATGGGCGTGCTTTTCGGCGGGCGTGCGAATAACGGCGCGCATGCCGGCTTTTCGTACGCGACTACGAATTACGCGGCTTCGTCTGCGAATGCGTCTGTCGGCTCCCGGCTTTGCTTTTTACCCGCTTGAAACGACACGTAACGGAACGCATTTAACAAAGAAGTTTAACTACGGCGGGCTTTCGAAGTAGCTCAAATTAGGACGAATGCCCGCCGTTCAATTTTTCGCAAAAATGGAAAACAACAGGCAGGACGACGGAAGTTTAGCTTTCTTGCAGATTGAGCCGGACGCGAATAACAAGCACTTCAATTGTTCGGAAATAACCCAGCAGAAGTTAATTAACCTTTCTTTTTGGGTTATTGACTTCTTGGACGACGTTAAAACGAAGTTCGGAACCGGTCGCTTCTTGGTTAAGATTAAGTTCAATAAAGAAGACCCGGATAAAGACGCGCGGAAGTTCTTTACCAATTCGCAAGAAATTAAATATATCCTTGGGAAGATTAAGGAGCGTAACGCCTTCCCGCGTAAAGTAACTATGCGGGCTTCGGGAACAAGGTATTATTTCGAGTGAAAATAAAGGCGGTTTACCCTTGGGGCGTGCTTTTCGGCGGTAATGCGAATAACAGCGCGAATGCCGGCTTTTCGTACGCGAATACGAATAACACGGCTTCGAATACGAATGCGAATGTCAGCTCCCAGCTATGCAGATTTTAACGGGGTAAAAACCTTGCCACTTGGCAAAAAACAACAACTATTTAAGGGGTATTAGTAGGACTTCCCGAACATTCCCTAAGGAATCAGCAAATAAGTAGTGCGATGAAGCGAATAGGTAACTTGTACGAGAAGGTTTGTTCTATCGAGAACTTGCAGCTTGCGGACGAAAAGGCCCGTAAGGGTAAGTTACGCACGTACGGAGTTATCGAACACGATAAAAAACGGGAAGTGAACCTATTGAAGTTGCGCGAAACCTTGCTAAACGGTACTTTCCATACATCGAAGTACGACGTATTCACTATTTACGAACCCAAAGAACGGGAAATATACCGCTTGCCTTACTTTCCCGACCGTATTTTGCACCACGCTATAATGAACGTCTTAGAGCCTATTTGGGTTTCGACCTTCACGGCGGACACTTATAGCTGCATTAAGAACCGGGGGATTCATGCGGCCGCGAAGAAGGTAAAACAGGCCCTACGGGAAGACCCGGAAGGTACTACGTTTTGTTTGAAATTGGATATTCGCAAGTTCTACCCTTCGATTAACCACGACGTGCTAAAATCCATTCTGCGCCGCAAGTTGAAGGATAAAAGGCTACTTCGCCTACTTGACGAAATTATAGATTCGGCGGACGGCGTACCTATCGGAAACTACCTAAGCCAATATTTCGCTAACCTCTATTTAACCCTACTTCGACCATTGGATAAAGGAACAGAAGCGGGTAAAGCACTACTTCCGCTACGCGGACGATATTGTAATACTTGCTTCGGATAAATCCTACCTTCATTCCTTAATGGGCGAAATTAGGGCGTATTTGGGGGATTTGAAATTAGAGGTTAAAGGGAATTGGCAAGTTTTCCCCGTAGCGGCTCGCGGTATCGACTTCGTAGGATATGTATTTTTCCACACGCATACCCGAATGCGAAAGGGCATTAAAAAGACTTTTTGCCGGCGGTTGGCGAAGCTGAACAAACGGAAAAGGCCATTATCCGAAAAGGACTTTAAGCAGGCTATTTGCCCTTGGTGGGGTTGGGCGAAGTCTTGCGATAGCAAACACTTGATTAAGAAACTTTCTAAAACATCGAAGTATGAAATCAAATTCAAACGATAGACCGCCCATTTTGCAGGACTTGGGCAACGGCAGTTGGCATTACAACTACAATATTACCGAAGTGGAAGTAACGCCGGAACCTATGGCCGAAGCAGAAGGCGACCAGGTACCGGCCGCAAGGAAGGCGTACGATTACGACACGGTGGAAGTATGGGGCCGGCCGGATTACGACAAATGCGTAAAGGCCGTTTTGCGTTCCCGCCGGGACGAAACCGAAGAATTTAGCCTTATCAATAAGTACAACGCTTTCGTACTTGGGCTATCGACGGACAAAGCGGACAAAACCGAATACGAAAATTACCTTAAAGAAGTGCTTGCGGTTAAAGCAATGGTTCGGGCCGACCTTGCCGCCGCCGGTATCGACGTAGGGGCAGCGGGAATTTAAGCTATGGAAAATATCTTACAGACCTTCGGGCCGCAACTTATTATTATAGCTTGCGTTTACGCGCTTGTTTTGTTCGTGGTCTTCCTTGACCTTTGGGCCGGGATTCGAAAGGCCAAACAACGGGGGGAATATCGGTCTTCGTACGGATTGCGTAAGACAGTAGACAAAATAAGCCGGTATTTCAATATGATACTCGTAATTACATCTATCGACGTGGTGCAAATGTTGGCTATTACGCAGCTAAATCCGCAGACGAACCACACTTTACCGGTATTGCCGTTTTTTACGTTTATCGGGGCTATGTTCGTGGGATTTATCGAATTAAAGAGTATCTACGAGAATAGCGAAGCCAAGGAGCGGGCCAAAATCGGGGATGCGGCTAAAATCCTTTCGCAAATCATCCAGCATAAGGACGAACAGGAGATTATAGCCGGGGTTATCGAGTATCTAAAAAAGGAAAAAGAGAAAGGGGGCGACAATGAAACTAACGCTTAAACGGCGATACTTCGCCGAAACCTATACTATCGGTACGCTGTTTATTGACGGGGTGCGTTTTTGCGATACCTTGGAAGACAAGAACCGGGACGACAACCGAAACGGCAAATTTGACAATGGGGAACAGAAGGTAAAGAACGAAACGGCTATACCGTTCGGAACCTACGAAATAACCGTAAACCGTTCGCCGCGCTTCGGGCGCGACCTTCCTCGCCTTTTGAACGTACCGCATTTCGACGGCATTCTAATTCATCGTGGCAATACCGGTAAGGACACTTCCGGCTGTATTTTGGTCGGAGAAAACAAGGTAAAGGGGCGGGTTATCAATTCCACGCCTTACGAACTTGAACTTACAAAGCGGTGTAAGGCCGCAATAGCCCGGAAAGAAAAAATCACTATCGAAATCGTATGAAAACAAGAACCTTTATAGCTATTCTTTGGGGGATTGCGGCCGTTTCTTTTATCGGGTGTTCCACGCCGCGAAAGTTGGCCGGCAGCACGAAGGAAACGGCTAAGACCGAAGAAAAGCGGAACGAAACGACGGCGGCCGAATTTCGCCGGACGGTAGACAATACGAAAACCGAAGGCGTAGAAGTAACCTATACGAAAATCGAGTTTTTCCCGCCGAAACCCGATACCCGGCAGGCAAAGCCGGACACTATGCAGGCGGGCGGCCCGTCTAATCCGGTTGCAGACACGCCCAAGAACCGGCCGAAGGAACCGAAAGAGAAGCAGCCGCCCGATACCGGAAGGCAGGGAGCTATTAAGAGTATCGAAACCTTCACGGTAAAACAGAAGGCCGAAGCTACCGGGGTAACGCAGGAAGAACAGAAGACGGAAACGACCAAAACGGAAGAAGTGAACACGGACACCGATAAGGAAACCGATATTACCGAGAAGCCGGCGGCCGACCCGTACAGGTGGCGTTACATTTTCGGGATTTTGGTACTATTGGCGGTTGCCTTTTTCTTTCTTCGGAAGACGAAGGTATTTACGGCTGTAGCCGCCTTCTTCCGCAAATTGTTTTAGCGGAGATAAAAGGAAAGCACCCAAAAGGGCCTTAAAAATGGGTTCCTTTTTGGGTGCCTTGCGTGTAAAACCTTAATAGTTAAGGTTGTCTGCGGAGAGAGAGGGATTCGAACCCCCGGTACAGTTGCCCGTACACCGCATTTCGAGTGCGGCCCGATCGACCACTCCGGCATCTCTCCTTTGTTTTCGAGCGTGCAAATATAGCCATTATTTTTGAATTCCTACCGCATTCCGAAAAAAAAGTGCAAAATTATCGGAATTATACCAGAATTGTCGCGAGTCAGTTGTCTGAACGCTGCGTCGAACTCGTTTTGCAGGCCGAGAAAAAATCCTTATCTTGCCCCGAGAACGAACATGTGGAATTTCCGAACTATTGGTTTCGATGGTCCGATCGTCCGGTTTTATCGGCCGGATGCAATAATTCCGGTACGGTTTTCGTTCTTCGAATAGAATCGAGTACCGAGCAAACGTAAATTGCTATGAAAAAGTGGAGTATTCTTTCAGGTGTCGTTTTGTCGGCTGTCGTTGTGACCGGTTGTTCGTCGGCTTATCGTTCGTCGGCCGGCTATGGGGGCGATGATCTTTATGTCACGCACGACAGAACTGAAATCGCCCGACGTCAACAGCAGGAGGCCGAGGCTCGCAAAGCCGAAGCGGAGGCCCGACGTGCCGAGTGGGAAGCACGCATTGCCGAAGCCCAAGCCGCAGCGGCCGAAAACGCATACGATGCAACGGCCTCATCGAATGCCTATTCGTATTCGGGCGTATTGGCCGATTCGTACGAAAGCGCTTATGCCCGTCGTCTGCGAGGGTTCGAATCGTTGTCCTACCGGATGCCGTCGAGCTATTACGACTTCCGTTACGGCAATGCGTTCACTTATGTTTCGGCCTATGATCCGGCGTTCTACAACATCGTCGTCTCGGGCGACCAAGTGTGGGTCGAACCCAAATACATATCTTCGATGTTCGGCACGTGGGGCGCGACGGTCTACACCGGCGGCTGGTATGGCGGTTGGCATGCCGGTTGGGGATTCGGGCCTTCGTGGTGGGGTTATCCTTCGTTCGGTTGGAATTGGGGTTTCGCCTATCATCCGTGGCACGACCCGTGGTATCGTCCCGGATGGCATGGAGGATGGGGCCCCGGATGGCACGGTCATTGGGGCTATCGGCGTCCGCACAACTACCGGCTCGACAGCTATTCGCGCCCGAATCACAGCGGTTGGCGTCCGGCGGGAAATGCAGGCGGCAATCGGAACGATGGATACGGACGCGGTTACAACAGTGGCCGTCGAGGAAGCTATAATAATGGCGGTCGCGGTGGCAGTTACAACAACCGTGGCACCGGCAATCGCAACAATGGCTATAATAGCGGTTCCCGCAACGACTACAATAATAATTTCTCGCGTCCGTCGAACAATTCCGACCGAAACAACGGGTTCAATAATAACAATGGATATAACAACGGTCGGGGCGGAAGTTACAACAGCGGACGTAGTGGTTCCGGCGGCTTCGGCGGCAGTTCGGGCGGATACTCGGGCGGCAGCGGCGGAGGCGGTGGAAGTCGTGGCGGAGGCAGCTACAACAGCGGGCGTTGACTGGCAGCGGATGTCGTCGTGAGGCGTGGTTTCGCGAGAGACCGGAACCGACGCTGCGACGGACGGATGCCGGATACGAAAGACAAACAGAAAAAAATGGAAAGATCATGAAACGGAACAGTTGGATGACGGGATGTTGCATCGTCTGCTTCATTGTGTCATCTTGGCAGATGCAGGCTCAGGTTGCGGCTCCGACTGATTATCGCTTCGGCGGTGCGGCGTTCAATCGCGACTTGATGATGGCGTGGGATTTTTCGGCGCTCTCCCGTCAACAGAATTTCGGCTCGGCTCGGGCGATGGGTATGGGCGGTGCGTTCGCTTCATTGGGCGCCGACCTGACGGCCATGTCGCTCAATCCGGCCGGTCTGGGCATGTATCGACACAACGAATTTTCGATTACACCCATCGTGTCGATTGCTCGGGCTTCGACGTCCGGAACCCAGCCGTGGGCCGACAACAGTAAAAGCCGGTTCGCTATAGCCGATGTGGGTGCGGCGTTCAATCTTTTCGAGCGGGCCAACAATGGTGTGCGGAGTGTCACGCTCGGATTCGGCATGAACCGTGTCGCTGATTTCAATGCCCGTTATTCCTATTCGTCCGAGCGGCGTTTCGCCGGTTCGGAAGTGCCGAGCATCGCCGATGTTTTCGCGCAACAGATGAACCAAAACGGTGTTTTTCCCGATACCAATCCGCAGGGCGGGTGGAACGGACGGTTGGATTTCCGCAATCCCTATTTTTGGCCTGCTGTGCTGGCCTACAAGAGTGCGATGACCCATGTTGTGGGCGACAATGCCGAGAATCGGAACTGGTCGCGCGATGCCATCGGCCCGCGGGCTTCGATTCTGCGGTCGGTCGATGTCGTCGATTCGGGTTCTGTCAATGAGTTTAATTTTTCGGTCGGGGCCAATTTCGATAATATCATTTATGTAGGTGCGTCGCTCGGAATTCAGACCGTGCACAAGTCGTCGACATTCGTCTACGGCGAGGATTACGGCTATTTCGCCGATGGGGATGACGGTTATGCTTACGGGCCCGACGGTATGTTGCCGGCCCAGTTGGAATATGCCGATCTGTGGCAGCGCACGGTGCTCGACGGTGCAGGCGTGAATTTCAAGTTGGGCGTCATCGTGCGGCCCGTGGCCGGTTTGCGGTTGGGCGTGGCCCTGCATACGCCGACCTATTATTCGCTCGAACGTTCCTATCAGGCCGGTATGGATTATCGTTTGCTTTCGAATGTCGAGGGCGTTTCGGGCGCCGAAGAGCGTTTGGAGTCGCCCGTGCAGTACGACGAGGCTGGTAATAGCTGGGATTTTGTTTCGCCGACGCGCCTGATGTTCGGCGCTTCGTATACGTTCGGCAAGTTCGCTGTCGTGTCGGTCGACTACGAACGCGACTGGTACAACGGTATTCGGGTGAAGAACGTGCCGGACGGCGCGGATTTCGGCACGGCGGTCTATAAGAACGATTTCAAGTCCAATTTTTGCGCGACGAACAATGTGCGGGTCGGGGTCGAAGTGCGGCCTTTGCCGATTTTCGCCCTGCGGGCCGGTTACGGTTATTCGTCGTCGATGCTCAAAGACGCCTCGTTGGCCTATGAGGTGCCGCAGTTGACCGAATGCGATTATTTCACGTTGGGTGCCGGTGTGAATATTTCGCGCCGCGTCTCGTTGGACGTGGCTTATCAGCGCCTTTCCGACGAGCAATCCGATTACCGGTTGTTTTACAGCTACGACAATTCGACCGGCAGTTTTGCCGATACTTCGGATTTATACCGTACGTCGCTTACGCGCCACTTCATTTCGCTCTCGCTGGGTGTCCATTTTTAGGTGCGCGGATGGAAAGAGAAAAGCGGATACCGAATCGCTCGGTATCCGCTTTTTGCGTAGGGAGGGGTTGCGTTATCCTAT